CAGAGTGCCGAAGATCAATGATCATGTTCGCCTTCTTTTCCACTTCTCCAAGGACGTCTGTAATATCTGTCTTGCCTACACATGCCTGGATCCCATTCGCAACAAGATCCTTGACCGCCTGTGTATAGAGAATATCATTCTTGACCTTAGAGAGTGCTTTGCGATTCTCATCAGATTCAATCTTTGCAATGCGAATCTTAGTTGGAAGATGCTTTGAAAGGAGATCATACATCACCTCATTTGGCTGTTGGTAGGGATTAAGTCCGATGAGCGCAGCGACCTTGGAAGCAGAGATTTCGGGATTAAAGTTTGCCATTGTAACGATGTTATTATCTATTTACAGAAGATTGGATCCATTTTAGACATGGAAAATAGAGTGTTTAGATTTCATAATCTACATCAAAATAAATGGTTTCATATCATGAACTGGTCACTTGAAATCATAAAAATAGGAGACAAACGTCAACAATACATGTTAATGAAATATGGCTCTGGTTTTTTCTACTAAGCGAAGCTCTTCTGCATTCTAACAATCGCATCAATCCATCCAGGCATTCCTTGAAGAACGTTTGAAACAGCAATTGTGTTTCCAGACACAGGTGTAGCATCAAACGTAGTGCCTTCACATACTATGACAATCGCTGCAATCAGTAGGTGTTGCTTTGGCTTGGCTTCCACAGGACTCCACCGCAAACAGTACATCTTGTAAAGGACATCAATGACCGGCCGTGCGTGTGCCTGCGTCTGCTTCCTGACCGCGTCCCAAAAGATCCAGACTGGATGAGCTCCGTGGGGTTCTGAAACGAATTCATCAAATCGGTTTGCAAATATGAGGGCTTGTTTGGTTTGCTTCTTATGCTCTCGGCAGTAGGCAAACACCCATGACATCCAATACAAAGCTCGTGTGACGTCACGAACATCTGATCGTAGGGAGTAAGCAAATTCATTGATCGGGACTGCAACGGGTAAAGGGTCGGCAGGACGGAGCGCGATTTGACCAAACAACCTAGAAGGGGCCTTGAGATGTTCCTGAATGGTCTGAGGGTCAAAATCATGCACGGGCTTGATTGTTGGAAGAGATGGCAATTTATTTTTGCGACAAGTAGCTAGAGTGGCAGCTACCTCGCAAATGATTTGACGAACATCTGTATTGTTACGAATAGATGTCATTGTGTGAACAGTAAAGACCTGTTCAATCGGAGCATATCGTTCGTATGCCGATGCTAGATAGATAAAGACGTTAGGGTTCGCACGATTGATGTGAAGTGCGGCTGCATCAAACAGCGTAGCCCATAAACTATGGACGAGACCCGAACATAAAAGTTCAAGTGCCCAGTAACATGCATAATCTGCATGACCGAGTTGCACGTTCTGAAGGAGAACCTTCACGACGTGTGACCTTGGATGACCACAGAATGTTGTTTTTTGGAAATCAGCGACGGTACGAGGGTCGGAAACCTCCATTACCTTTGTAGCGGGGGAGAAGCGGGTGTGCTAAACGCAGATCGCCTGCGAATGATGTATCTAGCAATAAAGAAGATTGCAATAATTGTTGTCAATGCAATGAGCCAGTTCAGAAATGAATCAACCCATGATCCAGCCTGTTCTGCTGTTTCAATCTGCTTCTTCTTATCCATCCTCATTTGATTTCGCACATTTTCAATTTGTCGTTGGAATGCAGATACAGAGTATTGGAGATCACCTTCAACAGATAGAACCTTGTCTCTGACACCATTGACAACATCAATTGTAGATTTTTGCTGTCCAATCTTTTCATCGAGATCTGAGCGTCTAGCAAGAATGTTATTAATGACTGGTTGAGCTTCAAGATTTGCAATACGCTGCCTTTCCTCTTCAATCCATTTGTCCCCCTTGACTAATGTGTAGTATGCAACCCGGGCCTGTTGATATGCATCTGGTGATTGATCACGTGCATTTTCGGCCAGTTGAAGATTATCATAGGCTGTTTTGATTTTTACAGTTTTATCTACGTTTGCATCTGCAACTGCAAATGCTGCACTAAATCGATTAATTTCAGCTTCATATACGCTTGAATTCGGCAACTCTTTATAACTAAAAGGTGGGCCTTGTCTTTGAACAGAAGGAACTGGACGAACGGGAACACTAATACTTGTATCCCCTGTGTAGACACATGATAAACCTCCTTTTTCTCCGACTCGTAACTCATAGCTTTTATGTGCGGGGCACGGAATCACACATCCCCCTAAACCGACCGGGGACATCACGAATTCAGAAGGACAGTTTCCCATTATCTAGTGGTTAGATAGATTCCAGCTGACGTTCCTACACATAGAATCATAAATACAACTCCTGAAGCATATTGACCTGGGACAAGAAGGAATGCGATTAACGCAAGAAGGATTGTAAACAAGGCTGTTTGGATTACAGCCATACTGGGTTGTTTCAGTATCTTCTCACGCTCTAGTTTGATCGGATTAGGCTGGACTGGCGGACGAGGCATTCTCAAACGATCTGAGGTTTCTTTGATCTTCTTACCTGCATCAGACACAGCACTGAATCCAGCATATTCTGATTTAATTCGCTCATGTTCTCGGGCTGCAGCAGTGGCGTTTTCTTGAAAAGGCGCAGTTGATGAAATATTCTTTAACGCTTCGGTTACACGTTTTCGCTCTTCTGCATAGAACGGTTGTTCTATTCTATCTGGACCCGGCATTGGAAGGCTTCGTAGTGGAAAACTCTTTGAGTTATCGGTAAAAAGAACACATTTGTCAATAAGAGGCGGACCCTGCTCTTGTGCATATTTGAAGCCTGCTGGACATTTCATCCTACATGTCATAAATCCTTGGTCAAAATCTGCCGGGCACGATGACGGACCTGCTCCCATTATTTAACGGTTGGGAATATAAGACTTGAATGCACCAAGGATTGGCATGATTGTCCTTACATCGCGATTTGCCTGCATATCACGCCATCCAAGAAGGTTAGGACGTGCGCTCTGGTTCTGAGTTTGATAGGGAGCAAGTGTAGCAGCCATACGGATAAAACGTGTGTGTTCCGATGCATCGCCAACCATCATACGACGCACGGGGGGATTTACCTGACCATAGGGAGAAGTAGGCATTTTGTTTTAGGAACAAGAAGATAATGGACGAGTTCTCAAACCTATTGCGAATTTACAAGGATAACTATTCTGCCTATCGAGTTTCAGGCAATGTAGCCCATAAAACGGCATATGAAAGAGCACTTGCTGCAATCAATGCACAACTTGATAGTTCACAGAAGGTTGTGTCTGATGATGAATCCTATATTCAGAACTTCCTGAACAAGTATTCTGAAGAGAATCCTAAGATTGAGAATCTTCATAAACAGTCTCAGGCTATTCAGAAAATTGGACCTGCACTTCAGAATGAGTTTGAAGTTTCAAAGCGCCTTAATGCTGCACCTCAGGTTCAACCGATCAATGATACTTACCTATATGTGAAGGGAGCCATTGTCATTGGGTTGCTTGTCATTGTTGGAATTGTAGGCGCTTTGTAGCCACCTTTCCACATAAGAACAAAAAAGAAGATTACAGATACGACTGCAAGTGCGATTGCATACCAGAAAAATACAGCATTAAACTTAACTTCTTGATGTCCACGAAGTGCTTTTAGTGTGGCAAGGTCATCTCGTTCATCAAGTAGTTTATTATAATCCTTCTGTACCGCCACGAGTTTCTTAACAAGTTCGTTGCGATATTGTTCAATGTGTCCGGCGTCCTCTTTAACCTTTGCGAGTTCTGTTAGCATTGAGTTAAGAATTCCTGAAAGCTCTGTGTTTAGCTTTTTGATTTCAAGGATATTTGGTGTGCTAGATGCAATCATTGCATCATATTCTTTTCGCTTTAGGGCGTAGCTCCGTTCCAGGACCTCCATTTATACTACTCTGCAGCATTTACATCTTCAACACAATGCCGATAATACAAACTACGCCCAGCCGTATCTGAATGCCGGGTGACTTCAATCACGTCACCAGGGATTGCTCCGATCCACTTCACCATCGTATCTTGTGAGTCAATTGCAGGGAGCGGCTCAGGAGATGAGATTTTATACATCTCAAATACCTTGGTCTTCTCCTCTTCAGATAGAATGCGATGAGGCATTGCCATTCGGTGGGTTGTAATATCAAACTGAAGCTGCCAGATATGGAAGAATATCAATCGCTTCTTAGCATGAGACTTTGCAAGTCGCAGGACATTCTCTGAAGGAGGCGACATGGCTACAATAATGACACCCGTTGTGTGTCCATTCTCCTCTGCAAAGGCAAGGATATTTGTAATATCACCTGCAAGCACCTTATCCTTCTGACTGAAGCAAACGAGAATCGTTCCGATTGTGTATAGCGTCACTTTCTCCATCTTTTTAGCATCCGTTGTAACTCGCTCAGTAGCTGTATCAAGCTTGCGACGACCTAGCATAATACGAAGTGTAGAAAGTGCTGTTTCCTCCATTGTGTCTCGTCTTCCTTACTGGTTATGTCATTCGTTTTTTTCGGGCAGATGAACAATGAAGCAGTGGCTTTGGTTTTTAGTCGCTCTCGTAGTACTTGCATTTGTTATGAAGGTACTTCCTGGAATGGAAAAGTTTTATGGTGGACCTCCTGAAGGTAAGATGATTGACACCAGCCAGCAGAAGCGCGCGATGGCTTTTGAAGATTCGTCTTACTCGCAAAGGACCAATCACTTTATTCAGAACAATGATGTGGGTCAAGCAACGGGTATGTCTACGCCGTGGCAGGTGAATCAGTGGAACTCTAAGATTTAAGTAGAGAGTGGTTGAAGAACTAATGAAAACAAAGATCCCAAGGGCGCTTCGTGAACAAGTGTGGCTTGTTCATATAGGCCCTAAGTTTCAATATAAGTGCAAGGTCTCGTGGTGTACGAATACCATGAACGTATTTGATTTTCAATGTGGTCATAACATTCCTGAATCTAAAGGTGGAACAACAGATGTGAAAAATCTAGTTCCTATTTGCTCTCGTTGTAATCTGAGCATGGGAAGCCAGTTCACAATTGATGAATGGAATAAGAAGTTTGCATCAACACAACGATCTTGGTATACGAGACTATGTGATTGGTTTAGAGGTCAAGAGTCGGAACCTTCGGCGGTAGTGGTTCCGGTCGTGTCCCGGCCGCGCGATGTCGTTCAACGTCATTCCAAAATTCGCGCAATTCTGAAAGGTGATCCGAAAGCCAATTTGGATCTTTAGGAACAAAGTCCTCCTTGATGTCTGACAGAACCCAATAGATATACTGTTGATCACCACCCAGTGAACATTGCCAATCATGAAGGTCAATATTATCAGGCTTGTACTCAACCTTCTCCTTCTCATCCACTGCAAAGGCACCCTTCTTGAGTGGGCTCTCATCCCAAGCCGTAAAGTTCACCTGCTTGAAACGGAACTCCACATACTCACATTCATCAATCCCTGTGCACTCCATCTGCATCTGCATTTGGTCCACGTAATAGATCGGAATTTCCTCCTTGCGAACCCGGCTCATCGGACACTTAAATTCGACCAGGCGACCATACCGCAAAGGATCGGAATCTGCATATCGGGGAACAATAAGCCCGTCAGGAGAAGCACCCAGAAAGCTGTGGACTGGATGTCGGCAGCACCCTACATCAATAATGTCGCAACCGGTCTTATCCTCGTAGATCTTCTTTGCTACAGGCTCAAAGCGAGTTCCCCAAATCAAAGCAGCAATAGGATTTGAACCCTCTGCCCTCACAGGTGGTTCAAGTTTCTTTGTCAGTAGTTCAAGGCGAGACGCGGGCGACGTCCATACCTTGGATACCTCAGAGGCAGTGATCATTGTTCCGCGCTGGTTCAACCAAGCATCAGTTCGCTGATCATTCTTGCCATATAACCGAATCACCCGCTCAAAACAGCGATCACGCATCCACAGGCGACCCACTTCGCTCGTCATCAGCTTTTGTACCAAGTTCATAACTTCCTTCTTGAGAAGGCGATACGATAGACCGGGTGCTAGACTTCTGCAAAATGTTATGAACCGACGAATTCGGACATTCAGTTGTGTGTAGGGTCGATCGTCCAGAAGATATGAAGCCAATGCTTCCTCCATTAGGGTTCTCTATCTTGCTCTCCGAAAGTTCGTTTTGAAGCCGGCTCAAACGCATCTCAAATTCACCGGGACCCATAGTTCCAAGTTCATTTGCGCGGCTAAACATGTCCTCATACATCTTCTTAAATGCGATATCATATGCATCCATCTGATCAAGAGGAAATCCCGCTTCCTCAACAGTCCATGATACCTCTCCCTCCTTGAACACAGGATCGGGGAGTGGAGGCTGATCACGAAGCATCTCTAGGAATGTGTTGTATTCCTTATCGCCCTCGATCATCATAAAAAGACCCGGAGTTGTTGCTTCCATAACTCCTCCCGACTCACGAAGACGGCTAATCACCTCTCCAGTGCAGACTGCAATCGGAACACCAAGACCTTCGTCTGGAGGAGGACGTTCAACAAACTCTATATTCGGATCCATAATTGTCGTAGGAGCATTGATCTCAGCCATTTGTCTTTACTCTACCGACCCACTTTAAGCGAGAATACCGCAGTAAGAATACAAAAATGGAGGTTATCCAGAATCGCGATCATTGGGTTCTTCACCGTCTTCAAGGATTCTACTCAGTTCCCGAAAACTTCACAAAGGTCCAAACCATCCTCTCAGGGGACTCTCGTATCAGCTTACGTCTTTTGGATTGGCTGGTCACCAACTACGCAAAGAAGCATAACGTGTCATACCTTGCAACGGGCAATCGTCACGTGGTTGTCTATCTTGCTTACAAGTCTCACCTGAAGGCGTATAGCAAGAAGATGTTTGATCCCTTCTGTCGTTGGAAGCGAATCCAGTTTATGGGACTCGACACGACGGTTGGGCAGCTCAACTTCTTTGAATGGGCAATCCAGGATGAGGTTCTCAAATATCTGGAAGAGAACTACGATGCAATCCACGCAGATATGGAGGCGTGCTCAACGACAATTCAACCCAAGACGGCAGAGGATGGCACTCGCAGAAAGAGGCACGAACTGAGTCGATCGGCAACGAAGGCTGTGCGTCATCATGATGTCAATGTTGTCGTATCGTTTAATTAATGCAATCAATCCTTGATCCAACTGTTATATATCAAAACGTATCCAGGGATATTTGCGAACACGATGTAGATGTCGTGTCTGATCTCTGGAACATGGATGATCGTGATGTCTATCGGGGTTCCCGCGATACACAGTACTCTCACGCGAATGTTTATTGGTTGTATTCTGAAGAATTAACACGAGTTGGTCTCATTGAGCATTCTCTGAGCAATCACGCTGACTTTCGGATTTTGTGGTTCTATGAGAACCCATTTGCTACCTTCCTCCAAGAGGATGGATGGACACAAGATGACAGCTTATGGACAGTAGTATCACAAACTGCTGTTGAACGTTTTCATTCGGATGAGTGGATGACCCCTCATCAAATCCTAGAAGCATGTCTTTACGGAGACTCGCGAATTGTGACTCTTGAGATGCTTTTGGATCCACCGACTGTTCATGGGTGCTCAGAGTGTGGGACCCGTTGTCTTAAACGATTAGCTTGTGAGAATATGACCACAAAGCTAACCTTCCCTTCTAAGGAAAAAATTATTTTTATTGACGATGATCTTTTCGTCTGTGTTCCACCTAGTGGATCACGTGTTTGGGAGTTGATTGGACTCGCACCTAAATCGCTGCACCCACGGGCCGGCGGCGAGCCACCTTTGCCGGTGCAGGAGGCGCTGCAACCGGAGCGGGAGCCGGTGCTGGAGGAGTCTCAGTTGTCTCCTCCTCCTGCTGCTCCTCCTGATCCTCAGTCTCCTGAGGAACCTGTGCAGTCTGAGGTGTATCATCAGTCTCCTCCGGCTCAAACAGCTGTGCTGCCGACACTCGTGCCTGAGCAGACACCTGCGCATACGAGATTCGCCACGTCACTCCGAACCCCTGGCCGGACACGTAGATACTCGGGTTGACGATGAACCGAGCCTCCATACGCTTTGGGAACACTGACTCCAGATTGTCAGGCGTCAGCGGGATCGGGCGGTTCGCCATATCAACCGCGTCCATATTGACCGTAGGAACACCCTTGTCGTTAGGGTAGACCGGAACCTTCATTCGGAAGCTTGGCGGATACTTGCCGTTGGGCACCCACTCGGCACCCTGCTTCTCCACGCTAGGGCTGACCAGCGACTTCATGCTGTCGCGAAGGACGTCCTCCTTGCGCTCGCGACCAAACCACGACTTGGACTGTGCCACAGCCGTCTTGATCACCTTCTCCTCAAGGTCCTTGAGGAAGTTGTACATCTGACCGACCTCACCTGCCTCGGCTGGTGCACGCTCCTTCGCGTAGGAGTCGCACCCGCGCAAGCTGGCGAGCATCGTGTAGTTAGTGCCATTCTCTGTCTCCTTCACTGAAACCCCCATCGGATACTGAAGCTTCGGAATGCGCATCTGGAAGTTCTGTCCATTGTACTTGATCGGGACACTCTTGGACCCATTGTTCTTGCTGATACGGATGTCACCGAAAGTCACCTTGTTGATGTCGAGGTTGGAAGCGTTGATGATTGCGTTGACGGACATTTTGCTCTTGTTGTGTGATACTATGACGTAGCCTGGACGTAAATCCATTTTTTCCGCACGTTTCCTGACTCGGTTGCAGCTTTCAAGAACTATCCGAGAAACACATAATGGGCCGTTGTGCAGCGGTCAAGAAGAAGGGATCTACGAATCAATGTAGTGCCACTGCAATTAAAGGACATAGTTTATGTGGCACGCATATGAGAGCAAAGACAGTTCAGATCTGGAAAGATGTCGCAGCAGCCGATGTCCGAGTAGTTAAATGTCAGGCACTTGCAAGGCGATGGCTTGTATTGTATCGTTGTAGGTTAGCGGGTCCGGGTGTTCTTAAGCGTAAAGGCCTTGCAAATGACGAGGATCTCGTTACATGCGAAGAAAGCAACCGGCAACATCCATTTGAGTATTTTGCTTTTATTGAAAATGGTAAGATCTGGTGGTTTGACTTTAATACAATATGGGTGTGGTCCTTGAAGTCATTCGAGCCCTCCAATCCATACACAAAAGTTCCATTGACAACTGATACCCGTAAACGTCTCAGGGAAATGTGGGCATACCGAAATAGAAATCTTATTAAAGTCCCAGTTGATTCAGAAAATGTAGAAGAACGAGTCCGTGTTAGATTGAACTTTTTATGTCAGACCTTTGTTGATCATGGGTTCGTAGATGTATCCCCTGGACAACTTACGCGATTATCCAAGCCATCTCACATTGCAATGTGGAGATTCATCTATGAGGATTTGGGTAAAACTCAAGGATCGCTTCGGTCATTATGTGACTATATGCTTTCAGCACCGCTAATACGGGCTAATTCTATATCGTATATCGTCAATTCATTAAGGGTGTTGATGAGATTTATAACCTATCAAAAGGAACCGTATGTAACCATTTTTTCGGTCATGTCCGCCATCTATCGTTGTTGAAAACAGATTTAATATCGTAAAGCTTACCTGAATCCACCATGAATATCTTTGTTCTATCATTAGACCCTCGCACCACTGCCGAGTATCATTGTGACAAACATGTCGTCAAGATGATACTTGAAACTGCTCAACTTCTCTATTGCGCTCACTGGATTTTAGATCCAGACAATCTACCCGAGACTGCATATCGCAAGACACATCCTAATCATCCCTGTGCAATTTGGGTTCGTGAATCAGTTGAGAACTATCGTTGGCTCTCAAATCTTGGACTTTGGCTTTGTCACGAATACACGTATCGTTATGGCAAAGTGCACAAGACTGAAGCACATATCCTTTGGCTCTCTGATAACTTTCCACCCTTGCCGATGATTGGACAAACTCCATTTCGTATGGCCATGCCCGATGAATACAAAAATCCAGATCCTGTTGTCGCTTATCAGGCATACTACCTCGGAGCCAAGGAACGAATGTTGAAATTTTCAAAAAGACCCCCTCCCCCATTTGTAGAAAAGAAAAGGGTTTAGATGACCGCCGATGGTAAGAGTATACCAGTGCGTTAAAGATGTCGTCCTCTTCTTCTGTTTCTAAGTCAAACAAGATGCCTGCCGCCAAGAAGGATTCCGCCCCCAAGACCGTTGCCGCCCCTGCCCCCGTTGTTGCTGCCACCCCCGCCCCCAAGGCGGCTGCCACCAAGGCTGCTGAGCCTAAGGTGAAGGCCGAGCCCAAGGCCAAGACCGCCAAGACCGCCACGCCCGCGAAGGCTGAGGTTACTGTCCCAACTGTTGCCTCCCCGACTGTTGAGGCCTCTTCCACCCCGGCTGTCTCCTCGGAGGTTCAGCTCGCTGCACTCGCCGAGACGCTCAAGTCGCTCAGCTCTGACCTCTCTACCCGTGTCCGTGATGCGGTCCGTGCGGTCCAGGAGGCAGCCAAGACGGCCAAGCGCGAGGCCCGTGATTCCAAGAAGAAGAAGCGCAAGGACCCGGCCACGATGACGGCTGAGGAGAAGGCGACTTGGGAGGCCCGTCGTGCCAACAACGCCTTCCTCGTCCAGCGCCCCCTCACTGATGAGCTCTGCGCCTTCATGGGACTCAAGTCGGGTGAGACTCGCTCCCAGACCCAGGTGACGAAGTTCATCAGCGAGTATGTCAAGACCCACTCGTGCTTTGACCCCTCGTTCAAGCGCCGCATCCTCCCCAACGCCGCGCTCGCCAAGCTCCTCCGTGTCGGCGACAAGGATGAGGTTACCTACCTCAACCTCCAGAGCTTCCTGAAGGTGCACTTCATCAAGCAGCAGAAGGCGTAAAGAGGAGTCTTTACGATGACGTAAAATGGATTTCAACTATCCAACAAACCGGATAAGCACCGGTAAAAATGACTTCACGATTTCATAAGGCTCTTAAGAATGCGGATGCAGAGTTCAATCGACTTGTAGTTGAAGAAAAGAGGTATTCAACTGAAATAGTTTCACCACTTGCGCTTCAATCGGGAGATGCATACAAAGCATGGCAAGCTTCGGGTTTTAAAGACAAGGAGTTAGAACGTATCCATACACCACTTTACAGAAAGTGGGCCGAAGAAAGTAAGAAGTTGAGTGAGATCTCTCTTAAGAGATATGCTGCAGATCAACTTTGTGCTCTGCGATTGAGGCAACTAGCCGACTTCCTAGAAAGGAAGAAAAAGTATGATGCGGCAAAGGCACGCAAGGCTGAGCGTGAAGCCAAAGCTGCAGTCATTCCATCAAAATGTGTTGAGATTGGAATTATGAAGATCTACATACCTGTGTTAAACTCAGCGTAAGTAACTATATAAATTTATAAATGATCTCAGCTGGCGTCCTAACATACAATGCCCCAAGTACTCTAGAAAATACTTTAACTACCTACAAGCGATCTGGTCTTTTTGATCTAGTAGATGACCTTTTTGTTGTTATAAATTATTCTCCGAAGCAGCAGGATGAGGAGGATATTTGTAAAAAGTTCAACTTGCGATATGTGAGCCTTGAAACGAATGGTCTTATGGCAAGTGGGTTTAGAGCAATTTTTGAGAATGCAAAATATGATATTGTTTTGTTTTTGGAGAATGACTTTATGATCGGACCTACGATCACGAAGGAAATCACTAATTCATTCATACATCAGGGCATTGCATTTTTAAATTCTGGATACGACGTTGTTCGTGGTAGACGAAGGGATAATGCTGGATATCCTAATTTCTCATACATATATCTGCATGAACTCCCCAATGAGTATGTTGCAGAGCATGAACATTTAGCGGATTCAATATACTGGATAGAAAATCCGGAAGAGGTCTTTCCTGATAAGATTACTCGTATTCAAGGTATTGATCCAACTGAGAAGTGGTATACATCTGCTTCCTATAGTTGCGGATATACGAATAATCCGTATATGTGCACTAAAACGTTCTTCAGAAATGCTATTTTACCACATCTTCCAGATGCAGGTAATATAGAAGATACGATTGTATCTTGTTGGCGGAAAGGGAATTATAAATGTGTGTTTGGGCCGGGACTATTCACTCATAATGATATTATCAAGTATGCCTCTTTAGCTCAGGGGTAGAGCACCTGCTTTGTAAGCAGTAGGTCGGTGGTTCAATTCCACCAAGTGGCAAAAGCAGTGTAGCGCAGAGGAAGCGCGATTGGCTCATAACCAGTAGGACCATCGATCGAAACGATGCACTGCTATAACTGCGTTTATCGTCTAGTGGTAGGATCAAAGATTTCCATTCTTTTAGCTGGGGTTCGATTCCCCATGAACGCACCATAAATCAAGTCGGAAACCCGAATTGATTTACAGTTGTAGTTCGGTATAGAAATATGCCGCATTTATGGAACCAGATGTTTGATGGAATTTATTGCCTAAATCTAGCTCATCGGCAGGATCGTTGGGATAGTATGAGCCGAAAATTCAAATTTTTTGATCTTAATGTTCAGCGTATTGAGGCTGTTCCTGGAAAGATAGTGAAGGGATATTGGGAGATATTAAGCAAGGTTCACGATTATCATACAAGTCCAAATAATCTAGCATGTGCAATCAGCCATGTTTCTATGTGGAATACAGCACTTGCCACTGGAAAGAAGCATGTTCTCTTTCTCGAAGATGATGTGCGAATCCATCGTAACTCAGAGCAAATGACGCGAAACTTCATGTCATTGGTTCCCGATGACTGGGACCTGCTATATTTTGGATATATTCCTCTAGTTTCGAATAACCATCGCAAGTATGACGGAACCCATGATCTGAATCATTGGGATTATAATATCATTGAACACACACGAATGGGTCCAAATACGATTAAGGCAGATAGAATGTGGAACTGTTCAGGATATGCAATGAGTGAGAAGCTTATGCGCCATATGGTTGATGTCTATGCAACTTCCTATCCAAAGGAACACGATCGTTACCTCGTAGAGGATATTCAGACATCCCCTGAATGGAAGTCATATGGGTCTAACCCACAGGTCATTGCAGGCGAGGATAGTTTTTCAGATATTGTCAATGGAATTTCGGATTATCAAAATGAAAAGTCTATAGATGCAAGGTTTGCTCGTTATTATGATTATGTCTAAATTGTAGTTGTGATGAGCTCATGTGGCATTTCCAAATACAAGACTGTACTGAAGAATGGAGACAACCGACCATCCAACACTAAAGCACGTTGCTTCGTGTTATCCTTCAATGTCTTTGTCATACGAATGAGAATCTTGCTCTTTTCTACAATCGGTTTGACCTTAATCTTACATGTATTCTGATGCCATCCGCATAGGGTTGATTTTTTACATGTATCTTTAAGCAATTGTCCACACGGTGTGC